TGATTTGCGGTGTCCTAGAAACATATGTGGTGATTTAACTATACAGGTGAGATATATGACAAGAAACGAGATCTATGATTTGGCGCGTAGTAATATTATTTCCGTGACGTTCACCAAGAAAGATGGCGAAACACGAACGATGAAATGTAGTCTAAAAGATGAATATATAGTTAGTGAAGAAAAAAAAGAATCGACTTTGGTTCGTAAACCCAATGATGATGTTCTTCCAGTTTGGGATCTAGATAAGAATGCATGGCGTTCGTTTCGAATTGAATCTGTGAAAGGTGTGGAAATATGGGAACAAAATTAAATATTACTGGTATTATGGAAGAAGCTGAGAGTATCGAACCGGCAGCAGATGGAACGTATACTAATCTAGGATCCGCTGGTGGAACTGAGATGATGATGGCTGGTCTTCGTGAGAGAGTATCATCAGAACTCCTAGATCAATTCAATTTCATCTGCTCTCGATATCGTCCAGAAAATCTTAGCAAAGATAAAAAGAATATCCTCTGGCTGCACGACACTTGGGACGACCCCGAGAGTGAACATCTCTCTAAGAAAGAAAACCGTAAGAAATTTTCTAAACTTGTTTTCGTATCACACTATCAGCAAGCAACTTTCAACATGGGTCGGAATGTCGATTTTGCAGACGGTATTGTTATGCAGAATGCTATTGTTCCGATTCCAGAATTCGAAAAGACAAAGAAACATATCAATCTAATCTATCACACAACTCCACATCGTGGTCTGGAACTTCTGATTCCCGTATTCGAAAAGCTGTGTGAAGCGATGCCAGATGTCGATTTGAATCTAGATGTGTATTCTTCGTTCAACATCTATGGCTGGCCCGCACGTGACGAACCATACAAAGAATTGTTCGCACGTTGCACAAAACATCCGAACATTAATTATCACGGATATCAGCCAAACGATGTAGTTCGTAAAGCGTTGCAAGAAGCTCATATCTATGCATATCCGAATATCTGGCCGGAAACATCTTGCATTTCAGTGATTGAGGCGATGTCTGCCGGATGTTCTGTAGTTTGCCCAAATTTCGGAGCGTTACCAGAAACGTGTGCAAATTTCGCAACAATGTATCCATTCATCGAAAACAATAATGCGCACGCAAATATGTTTGCCAGAGTTCTGATGATGGCTATCAGAAATCACTGGGATGAGAATAATCAGAACAAACTCAAATTTCAGAAACTGTATTTTGATAATTTTTATAATTGGGATGTGCGAGCATTGCAATGGGAATCACTTTTGAAGGGTATTTTGAGCCAAAATAAGCCTTGACAATTATCTCAAATGAGCGTATAATAATAAGACAATATACTTATGGATAAAAAATTGAAAACACCTCAAATACGCAGTGGATCTACCATCAAGAAAATTGTTCTGAGTGGTGTCGAAGGTCAATTATATGGATCAGAAAGGATTTGGGATTGTGAAGTTGTCGAAAGCGAAAGAAATATACAAAGAATTCGTTCTTTCAATTTCTACAACAGTCAATGTTCAGAAAAAGATGCTCGTGCATATGTTGAAACATATATCAAGAATCTTAAGAAGCAGCCTAAACAAATCGAAATGATTAATCATGTCAACGACCAAGAACTTTATGGTCCGTTGGCGTGGCTGTGCCGTATGAATTCTGCTGGCTATGTTCTTAATTCAGAAGAATTGCAGTATATCGAAGATAAACTCAAGAAGTTAATAATCTCTGGTAAGGAAAAAATTGAAACGCGTCGCGATATTCAAAAGATTGCGCCCGTTGATATTCAAAAAAGAACCACAGAAGCGATTTATAAGACTGTAGCGGAATTTGATAATAAGATTGATGAATTCGTTGAATCTAAATTCAAAGATGGATTTGATTCTTATGCTTTTCTGAAGAGCAACTCAGTGAAACCGCTATATGCAAAACGAATCGCTGAGATCTATACGAAAGAACTCAAAGAGATCAAAGAAGTTATTCGTGGAAAAGATGAGCAGCTTAACGAAGGATATTCTAATTTCAAACCGCGAGAGATTAAGAAGCTGCACGACTTCTATCAAAAGATGATTGATGATTCTAAGTTGTGGGAAGATCATCTGAAGAAAAGCAAAGCACCGCGCAAGAAGAAAGTCAAGAGCGCAGATCAGCTTATTCAGCGATTGAAATATATGAAAAATGATGCAGAGTTCAAACTCACTAGCATAGAGCCTACGAAACTCATCGGTGCTTGTGAGGCATGGATCTTCAATGCAAAGACTCGTCGCGTAGATCATTATTTCTCAAATGATGTTGATGGTATCTCTATCAAAGGTTCGACATTGCAGAACATCAATGAGAAAACTTCCATAGCGAAGAAGATTAGAAAGCCGTTAGAAATTTCTAAGAATATTGTTATGGCAACTTCTCGTGGTGCCACAAAATATTTCGATGCTATAAAGACGAAGCCTATTCAAAGCACTGGACGTCTAAATGCGTTTTCAATAATTCTTCGAGTCGGATAAACTAATATGATACTTGTCGATTTGAATCAGACGATGATTTCCAATCTGATGATGCATCTTTCATATACGAAAGATGACGTTGTGGAAGAAGAAATGCTTCGCCATATGATTCTTAACTCTCTACGATCCTATCGTTCAAAATTCTATCAGGAATATGGAGAACTAGTCATATGCTGTGATGCTCAGAATTATTGGCGCAGGAGTATATTCCCACACTACAAAGCGAATCGAAAGAAGTCGCGAGATTCTTCAGGTCTTGACTGGAATACACTATTCGAATCTCTCAATAAAATTCGTGACGAGATCCGTGATTATCTTCCATACAAAGTCATACGTATCGATCGCTGCGAAGCTGATGATATTATCGCTGCAATCTGTCATGAGCATGGTAAATTCTTAGGTGGAAATGCTGATAAGATTCTGATTCTTTCTGGTGATAAGGACTTCGCACAGCTTCAGAAATATTCAAATGTATATCAGTATGCACCAGTTCAAAAGAAGATGATCGCAATCAATAATCCTGAGAGCTTTCGTAAAGAACATATCATGCTCGGAGATAGATCAGATGGAGTGCCGAATTTCATCTCGGATGATGATACATTTGTAGCAGATAAGCGACAGAAACCTATTCGCCGTGATAAAATTGCAGACTGGTCTCGTATGGAACCTGAGCAATTTTGTTCTGGAGAAATGCTTCGTGGATACAAACGAAATCAGATGCTGATTGATCTAGATATGATTCCTCAGGATTTACAAAAACAATGTATATCAGAATTCGAATCTGCGAAATGTAATGATCGTTCAAAAATATTTAATTATTTCATACAAAATCGTCTTGGAAATCTTACTGAATCAATTTCGGATTTTTGAGATATAAATAGATGGCGGGGTGGGAAAGAAGCAATCCGCTTGGCTCATAACCAAGAGATCGTTGGTGCGAATCCAACCCCCGCAACCAATTAATATAATATGGAGCATATATGATAAAAAGTCTTTCTGAAATGATTGATGAAATCGAGAAACAAAAAACCTCTGCGTCTCAAACAAAACTTCTAAAGAAATATTCCTCAGCTGCAATGAAAGCTGTTGTTGGTTATGCAATGGATCCTGGCGTTAAGTTTCTTCTTCCACCGACTGATCCTCCATTTCGTCCAATGCCAGATGGATCTGATGCGCAGGGTCGTCTTATTTCAGATCACAGGAAATTTATTTACTTTGTAGATTCTCCAGATGGTAGAGGCCTCAGCGCAATTAAACGCGAACAGATGTTCATTCAGATGTTAGAAACTCTAGATGTTCATGACGCACAATTGTTGCTTCGAATAAAAAATAAGAAACTCACTATCAAGATGGACGCTGTAAAAGCTGCATTCCCGTCTCTAACTGCAAAGTGGAAATGAGCAATAATCCAGCATTCATCATTGGTAATGGCGAAAGCCGTAGGAGTTTTGATCTAAATGAAATAAAGGGTGTTGCTCCTATTTACGGATGCAATGCTCTTTATAGAGATTTCTCTCCAGACTGGCTAGTAGCAGTCGATGAGGGAGTCATTGATGAAATAAATTCTTCCAATTTTCCTATAGAGTATACATTATTCCCTAGATCAAGAGCAGAAGAATACGAACCAGCAGATATGCATCCAGGCAGAAACAAATATCCTAGAAACAATTCTGGTATGTATGCTATGCAGCGCGCAATAGAAAAAGATCATAATGTTTTACTGTGTCTAGGATTTGATTTTCTCATCAATGACAGCTATCTTTCTTGCACAAATTTGTTTGCCGGAACTAAAAATTACGGTGCAGAAACTCATGCAAATTTCGAAGATAATGCTGGTCGAATTCGTTATCTTGAATGGTTTGCAAGAAAGAATAAAGATGTTGTTTTTATTTTTGTTCTTGAGGACCTATTTCCAAAGGTTCCAATTGGCGCAAAAAATATTTTCACAATCCCATACAAAACTTTAAAATTGAATATACATAGAGACACACAATAAAATTGGATTTATATTATGACGAAGCAGATAGTATTAAGTGAACACATTGACTGTGAGCATCTGTTAGGTAAATTTCTAGAACACGACGCATACAATTATATTGTCAACGAAGATTGTGACGTGTATAAGCCATTGGGTCCTGGCGAAAGTCCTCACGAAAATAATTGTCTTTTGAAGTTTCGTAAGAACGTATTTCCTAAGAGCATTACAGACCCTGCATATATTGGATTGCGCGAAGGTGCTAGTCAATCTGACAATCGCGGTCTTGC